GTGGTATTGGTGAGAACGGTTCCATTCCCCCAACAGACGAGTACACCTTAAATTTGCTAAGAGACTCCACCGCTAACACACAAAAAACAAGAGACGGGTTCACAATTACTTGTTTACGGCAAGTTCCTCCATCACCCTATATTCCTCTGGAGACTGATGTTATTAATGTACCTGCGGGTGATGCCACTTACAAGATTTTGAAAGAGCACACCACAAATAGTTCATCTCCCAATATTTACTTGAACTGGGAGTCTTTGATTACCTCTGGATCGTATTGGTACAGACTTAAAGTGCAAAGAAACCGTGGAGGAGCAACCACCGACCTGCCTCTAGGAACAGGAAACGCAGACGCATTTTACACCAGTTTCTACGACTACCGAGTTCCTCACACAGGAACTGTTCACGACTATCACAAAATGAAATATGATATTTCAGATAACGTAGAAGGTGACAAATACATTATTAGCGGAGTTGCGTCCACAATTGAAGAAGTAGCTACATCAGGTGGTGCAGCACAAACACTACAACTAAAAAACTTTGAGGCATACAATAGAAACTGCCATTTTACTCCACGATCTGTACACTATCAGCGCGGACGGACTCAACGAATACACTTTATAGTGTTTGGAGGAAAACAAATAAATGACACGCCGTAAACTGAAACGATTTGCAGAGTTCACAGAGCAAGAGGGCAGTGGCACAGCAGCACCCATTAATACTGTTGGCAGCGAAAAAATTGCAGGAATAGGGAACGATTTTCCCCCTTTTCCTGCTAAAAAGCGGGTCAAGATTTTAAAACGAAAACTGCCAAAATCCTAAATACTGTGTACTATTTTAGAGGGGAGTACCTGTATGATTAGTTCAGAACTTGTTTCATTGGTTGGTGGTGCAGCCACAGGCTTTCTGTTTCGGTACATGGCACAAAAGTCGCAGGATCAAAAAGAAATTTTTGAGCGACTAATTGCTGCAAACAAGCAAACCACAGAAAATCAAGACAAGGCAGCAGCTCGTGTTCCAATTGATGTGGGCAGAGGAATTCGTCAACTCATTGTGTTGTCGGTGCTGTTTGCCACACTGCTTGCACCGTTCATACTGCCGTTTTTTGGTCTTCCTACTTTTGTAGAGGTGGACTCTACCACACCTGAAGGACTGTTTGGATTAATTCCAGAGTCTACCCGCAAGTACTTTGTGGAGGTTAACGGGTTTTTGTTTGCGTCTGAAACTCGTCAAATTTTGGTGAGCATTGTAGGGTTCTATTTTGGCAGTGCTGCTGCATCAAACAAGTCGTAAGGAGGCAACCATGATTACCCGAATACTATCATCACTGATTTGTTTAGGAACACTGCTCGCACTAGTTTTTTGCGGTGTAGTGCTGCTTGTTGGTTGCAACACTTCACCCGTAATTGTTCCTGATATTACATCAGACAGTCCCATTACAATGAAACTAAAGCACGAGATCATGAACGGCACACAAATCACGGATAATTGGGGGTGGATACTGTGGTATCTGCCCGTGCTTGTGCTTGTGATAGGGTGGTCGTGGAAAGAATTTTTGGGTAGACGACGCGACCGGTAAACTTTACTCGTCTGTGATTCGCAGATCTTCCGGCAGACTCTCGTACATCTTTTTGCAGATGTAGTACGAGTCAACAATATCTGAAACAGGACTCACAGACTCCTGACGATTAGGGGTTAATAGTCCCTTAAGGTTTACTCCTGTTTCTTTTAACCACGCAGCGTACATGGAGTTTTTGTCTGCATTACCTTTTCCAGTAGCATATTTTTTTACCTCTGTGGGTGGAATAACACTCACTGGTACACTCAACTGGTACAGTTTGTACTTTAAAATGCCTGTGTTTTCTGCAATGTGAAACACCCTGCCGCTTGCAGAGTACGCGTACCCTTCAATTGCCACATGAGAACACCCCATCACAATATCAATTGCCCAGTCTGCAATGGTTTCGTAGCGGTGCTGATCGTTTTCCCAATCGCTTAACTCTTCTCCAAATATGTTTAGTGTACGAATTTTGCTTTGCTTTTTGTTGTTTGATAAAAAATAAAATGAGCATCCACTGTAGTCAAATTTACCAGGTGGGGTTGCGTGAAACAAGCATATTGCAGGGCCACAAAGAGAATAATCTATTCCCGCTATAATCATACCTTTATTTATCTTGTCTACATAAAGATAGAAAGGAGGAATCTAATATATGATTCCAGAAACAGAAAATTACAATGAAACAGTCCTGATCCCCGTGTTGCAGGACAGAGTGAGCGTGCTTACGAACCAAACCATTCTGCTTGAAGCAAAACTGAAGATTGCAGAAAAGGAGAAGGCTCAAATTCAAAAGCAATTGGACGAGGCTTTACAGCCCAAGTCCGAACCAACGGGCGAGCAGAATCCCGAATAAAAAAGAAAATATAGACAGCAAAACTCGTTGGACTTTATCTAGTTTCATGGGTTGTTTTCCATGGTTTTTTGTACCCATTCAGAAAATAGATCTAGTCTAACAGCGGAGTTTTCGTACAGGTGTGATCCCCAGACTCCTCTTCTTATACCCAGAGAGGAAACTATACCCACGAGAACTCCGCTGTTGTTGTATACTGCTCCACCAGAGTCACCAAACCACACGGTGCCGTCAAGTGGAAGCATTTTAAATACTGTAGGGTCTTCTACAAGTGTTCCGTAGTACCAGAACACTCCTGCAATGCTTTTACGCTTAATGCCTCCTCCGTACCCCACAACAGTCAGCGAGTCGCCACGTCGAGTTTGAGCGCGTTCTTGGGGCAGCGTGGACGGTGTTTCAGGACACGGAGTGTCTAGTACAAGCACTGCCAAATCTACAAAAATAATTGTGCCAATTTTATAATTGGGATGAAGAATTGCGCGGTCAATTTTAAATGCTTCGCCTCCTGAAATAAACCAGTGTGGAGACACACCGTCCACACAGTGTCCTGCTGTAAGCACATGACACGGAGAAATTAATACTCCACTACCGTAAACTACTTTATCCTCTTGTGCCAGTCCTCCAACCTGTGGTTCTTGCCACTCAGTAATAGCAGAAAATCCCTTCATAAAGAAGGGGAGTGGGTTACTGTTGGGTACTGGTTGCCCTAAAGGTTTCGCAGAGGGGACAGCGGTATCCCATGCACAGGCTTGCAGCAAGACGAGTGCAAGAGCCAGAAGAAGAGATTGAACCCCTGGTCTCTTCATATAATTATTTAGACAGCAAAAATAAAAAATTGCTAGATTTGTAAAAAAATAACCCCCCTGTTACGGGGGGTTGAGTAAACACTCCACAGTGGTGCAGGGTTATGTGGTCAGGTCAACAATCTCGCATTTGTCGCCTGTACACGCGAATGTTTGGACTCCAACAGTCTTGTCTTCTTTTTCGTAGTTCACCAGTTCACTCCAATCCACTCCTTTAGGCATGGCAGCAAGAGCTGCTTCGTACTGCTCCTGTGTGCAGTCCTGATACGGAGCTTGCTTGTACGAGTGGTCAGAGTGTGGCAGAAAAGAAATACCGCTAATCTCGTCAAAGTGTGCGTACACCCACGCACCAACTTCCAACCATTCGTGTTCACGTACAGTAATGGTAATACTTGGTTTGTGTTCGCACCAGTGCCGCTGATACTTTAACCATAAATTAAGGTGTTCAATTGCAGTCATGTCATTACGAGTCAGAGAATCTACTGCATTCATGGGGAATGAAAACACCATTGTGTGGTCGGGACGCATATTGCACGGCTCGTGTGGAAACCCTTTGTCCACCATGAACTGACACAGTGGGTCTTTACGGTCTGCACGAACAGTACGAATATAGTACTTGTTGTGTCGTGCGTGGATACCGCTTGCAGAATCGGTGAGTTGTGACACGGTTCCACTAGGTTTCACACAAGTAATAGCAGCAGCAGGATTAATACCAATCCGTTTTGCCCACTCTTTGTTTGTGGCTACAGCGTCCCCCTTCAGCGTTTCAAGCAAAAGGTCAAGGTTTGGCCCTTGCGAACACATCATAGGACTATCCAAGATGCCTGTGAGCGAAACACCAAGCAGAGCTTCTTCTTCACAGTTCTTTTTCCATTCACTAGACAGATACGGAAAGTGGGTAAGTGACGCTTGCCAGGTGCCAAGAATAGCAGCAAGGCGAACCTTACGCTTCATAGACTCAGGAGTATCGTCCTTGCGAACAATTACTTCACTGAGATTGCAGAACTCTTTGTCGCGTAGAATAATTTCTGAACACGGATTTGTTCCAAACTCGTAAGACGAGTCGCGGCGGTCGCCTAATTTAGCAACAGTTTTTTGCGCTGCTTGGCGGTTGAAAATACCACGCTCTCCGCTTTTGCTCTTGTAGAGTGACAACCACTCTTCCATGAACACACCAATGTCTGGTTTCTCTTTGTACGCAACGCTGTTGTTTGCCAGAGCACGCTGCGGATTTTCAAGCCACCATTGACCTGTTTTTGCTTCACGCATACGCTCGTCTGTAAGATTAGACAGAGAAATGAGTGCAGATCTACGAACACCGCCCACAACCACTACTTCTGCAACTTTACAAATAATATCGTGGCATTCCATAGAGGTGAGTTTTCGTCCTGCTGCTCGCTTGAAAGTGTCCACTGTGAAATGAAAAAGTTCCTCTAGTGGACGAGGCCCACTTGCACGACCACCAAAAGTCTTGAGACGCGCACCAGCAGGACGAATTTTACTCAAATCCCATGATGGAATCTGTCCACCAATAAGCAGGGACACTAATTCACGATACGCTTTTGCCCAACCCTCTTTGGAGTCTTTTACTACAATAATGGTGTCGCTATTACTGAACTGCTCTGAAATAGTGGGCAGTTTTTCCACGTACTGTCTCTCCACAGAGAACCCCACACCTGTGCCACACATCAGCACATACAGTATTTCATCAAATGCACGAACCTTGTTTACTGCCACATACGAGCAGTTGTAGCCTGCGGTGTTGTCACGAATGAGTGCTTCGCCTGCGGTCATCAGCGAACGCATGGACGGCATTATTTCAAGATTCAGAACCGCTTCACGAAGTTCTTCACGAGTGGTCTTGGGAATCTTAACACCTTTTTGATTCCAGTGTTTGTCAAAGAATGTGAAATAGCGGTCAACTGTTTCTTCCCATGTTTCACGTCTGCCTTCGCTTTCAAGCCATCGTGAGTAGCGTGAAAGATGAATAAAAGACTGGTATTGAGTGGGAAGACTTTTGCTCATTCATGCCTCCATTATTAGGGTTGGTAGAGTATTTATCCTCTACCTGTTACATCACAGGCAATCAAATATCAATTTGAATTTTTAGTTCATTGCGATATTTCGTTAACAGTCCAACTCTGATGAACTGTCATATTTCCAACACTAAAAACTGGAAAAATGTATTGAGTGTCTTCGTTATAGGCAGGAACAGGATCCACGCTTAACTTATAAAATTCTGATCGCTTTGGATTGTTGTTTGCTTCTAACTCTGCAATCCAAGTGTCATTTAATTCTAAAACCTCTACCACTTGTCCGTCATGTACTCTGGCGTATGCACTCATCCGTATCTCCTTGGGTGATCAACAAGCCCATAAGATGGTGTGAATGGATTAATCGTGTTGAAAGCAATAAACTCTGGACAGTTTCCTGTTTCTTCTGAAACAAACTCACTATTACCTCGCACCAATGGTGAGTAAAATATCAAAGAGTCTGGTCTAACGGTCTTGGGTTTGACTCCTCTGGAAAGAGCAAAAATTTCATCTTTTTGAAGCACAGTATTCCATATTGCTGCTTCTGCCATGCTGACTTGTTGTCCTGCTCCATCATGTCCCGGATTTGCAGGGATGCTTCCAACTGACATGTTTAACCCCACAGAAGGATCGGATGTAAATTCTGATGGATTACTGATTAGAATGGTGCTTGACGCGCCG